CTGGTGCAGAGCAAGCGGGAGGACGATGCCGCGAATCTCGTGTTCAATAAAGACCCCTTCGTGGCCAGAATCAGTTTCTTAGAAACCCATCTCCCCGTGCATCTGCGCACCTTGACCTTTCCCAAATGCGGCACCTTTGCGCATTTGTATTTTCCGAACGGCTCGCATATCTGGGGCGTCCCAGAAGGCCAGGACATCATCCGGTCGAATACGCCCTCCGTGATTTTCTCCGATGAGTCTGCCTTTCAACCCGAGTTCGGCGGGGCGTTTACCGCCGCCTTGCCGGCGATCAAGGGCGGAGGGAGTTTCATTGGGGCTTCGAGCGCCGAACCGGGCAGTTTCGCCCAACTCGTGGAGGCGGCGGCATGAGTAAGAGTCATACGATGTTTCAGACCGAGACGAAGGATGTCACCAAGGACTTGCAGCAGCTCGACCGCTGGAGCGTGGGCTTGCTGGGCCATCCGATTCTGACCATGCCGATGGACAAGCGCTTTGACTATGAACTCAAAATCACGAAGGACGGCCTGCGCGTGGTGCAGCGCGATCTGGATGAAGGGAAGATCGGGTGATGCAACCCGGCATCACCGAACGCCTCACCACCAGCGGCATTCCGGTGCTGCGCTTGCACTATAGCGCCGATCCCGCGAAGCGACCAGGGACGCCCGCAGGCGATGCGTGGTTGGCCGATGCGACCCAAGGCTATCCAGGGGGCACGAAAAGTCCGCGCTGGCGCAAGGAAATGGAGGTCGATTATGGGGCGCTCGGCGGGACGCGCTTGTTCCCGGAATGGGAGCAGTGGAGCACCAACGGGAAAATCGTTATCCCACTCGTTAATCCCACCGGCTATAGGCTCTACGGTTCCTATGATCACGGCTGGCGGCATCCCTTGGCGTACCATGTCCACGGGATCAACGGTGATGGTGCAATCATCACGCTCTGGGAAACCTACGGCTCTAACATCCCTGTTTCTAAACTGGCTCAAATCATCAAGGGCGAAGGAGTTACATTGGCTGATGGCCGACGTTTTCCAGGCAACCCCTACGCCGGTCAAGAAACCTTCAAGATCGCGGACCCCTCTATTTGGGCTGAAGATCAAATCATGAGCGATAACACGATGAAGTGTATCGCCAAGCTGTTTATGAACGAAGGCGTGTATTTCACCAAGGGCGAGCGCGGCGGGGATACGATGGTGGCCGAATGGCTGCATGGGCATTATTGGAAGGATCCGCAGCAGCCGCAGTACCGGATCACGTTGGCCTGCCCCAACTTGATTCGGGAAATCGGCCTCCAGCGCCACAAGGACCGCAGCCCGCAAGCCAGCCGCGATGCCGCGCAGCCGGAAGAATTGGTCGATAAGGATAACGACGCCTGGGATAGCGCGAAATACTTTTTTCTTCGCTTTCCTCCCAAACCACGCGAGCAGTTGGCGCAGCAGAAGCCGAATAGCTTTGCCTGGTGGCGCAAGATGGCGGAAGACACGAAGCAGGCGCCCGCCGAATCGGCGCCCTCCTTCTCGATGCAGCGGGAGATGATCGGCTAATGGCCAAGAAGAAAAAAGAGCAGACCACGCCGACGCCGGGGCAATTGGGCGGGGAGACCCGTGAGGAATCTGATAACGGCTATTCGACCTGGAAGAAGCGCGTGGAGCGGGCGAAGAAGATTCGGGAGAATTGGGAGCGTGAATATGAAGTCGAGCGATGCGAGAACTTCATCATTGGCAAGCAATTTTCCGCAGGCACCGGCAATGGCGCGGCGGGCTTGAATGCGGGAAAAATTAATTTGAATCATACGCTCGCCACCATCAAAACCATCCTCCCCAATCTCGTCTATCAAGCCCCCAAGTTTTTTATTCGCCCCAAACCAGGGCAAGCGGCGCCCGCGCATGAGGATGACGCTCGCGTAGGCGAAGGCGTGCTCGTCACGATTGCCAATCGCCATCAGAATCTCAAAAAGGCGGCCCGCTTGGCGGTGCAACAGAATTTTTCGCGCATTGCGGTGCTCAAGGTCTGCTACGACCCCTCGATGGTCCCCAATCCTGATGCGGGCGAGCCCATTTATTCGACGGATGCGCAAGGGACTGCGCTGAAGGATGACTTTGGCCAGCCGATTCAGATGAAAAACCCCCTCACGGGGCAGGCCCTCACGGAACCTGGAAAGATCCTTAGGGAAGATTTGTACCGCTGGGAGTGGGTGGATGCGCGATTCATGCTCTTGCCCGACGAAGGCCCCGATCAAAGCAAATGGACCTGGGTTGGAGAGGAAATTGTGGTCCCGCTGGAGGATGCCAAAGACGATGATCGGTTTCCGAAGGACTTGCGCGAGCAATTGACGGCGAATGTGACAGAAGCCACCGCCTCCAGCTCACGGAGTAGCCGCGTGAAAGTGGTGGACGATCCCGATCCCCTCTTCAAATACTATGAAGTCTACGATTTCAAGAAAAAGCGACAACTCATGTGGGCCGATGGGCAGGAGTTCAACGACTACTTAGTGAATCGCCCACTCCCGAAGGGCATTGGGGATTCCCCTTACGCGATTCTAGCGGGCTTTACGCCGATCATTGGGCCGGAGCCCTCACCCTGGCCCTATCCCTATGTCAAGGACTGGCTGGGGCCGCAGGATGAATACAATATCCGGCGTCAACAGATTATGGAGGGCGCGAAACGCTCGGCCCGCAAATTTGTCTATGACGACAACACGTTTCCGAACCAAGACGAGGCGGCGAAACTGCTTCAGAACCCTCAGGACATGGTGGGGGCCAAACTGAATGACATTACGCGACCGCCTCTCATTTTGCAGACGCCGGACATCAATGCGGCGATTTATAAAGACATCCCCTTGATCATGAACGACTGGCGCATCATTACGGGACAGACCGGCGCACGCCTGGCAGGGCCGGACGCCGATACCGCCACGGAAGCCACCTTTGTGGAGCGGGCGGCGAACTTGCGCGATGCCGATCTCCAAGATGCCGTGAACGATTGGCTGACGATGGCCGGCACAAAGATGTATCAATTGGTCCGGGAGACGTTGACGCTTAAGATTTGGGTGAAGCTGCGCGGGTTCTCCGATGAGGAATTTGATAAATACGTAAGTGAAGAATTTGGCGTTGACCCCATCATGCTGCAACAGATTCCCGGCGCCAAGGAATTGCTGATGCAGCATTTTGGGCAGGAAGCGTGGAAGCCCATCACCCGTGAAGAGTTGGATTTCGATGCGGACGTGACGGTGGTGCCGGGCAGCTCCCGCCCCAAGAATTTGGAAGTCGAACGCCGCGCCTTTATGTCATTCCTCCAACTTTTAGGCCAAGCCCCGCAATTGGCGATGAGTAAGCAGCTTATGACGGAAGTGGCGAGCATGTTTGAAATCACCAACACGCGCTTGGTGGATGAATTGGTCGCCTTGGCGCAAAAAATGGTGCAGGTCAACGCGAATCAGGCTGGACGCAATCAAGGCGGGAGCGCGAACGGCGGTGGCGAGCAACCGGGCGCCATGACGAGCGATGCCGCGCTCTCTGGCATGACAGGAGGGATGTAATGCCGAACATTGGCCCGATTCGCTTACAAGTGGCGGGGGATCGCTACATCCAAGGGGCTCGTATTCTGGCGCTGGTCTGGGAAGGCCCCAGCACGGCGGGCGATACGGCAGAAGTGGCAGATCCCGTGAGTGGAGCGCGACTCTGGCGCGGGCGGGCGAACGATGTCCAGAACTATGTGGGACTCAATGCCGGGTTCGAAGGCATTCATGCGCCAAACGGCTTTTATCTGAAGCAAATCTCGAGCGGCGATGTCTATGTCTATCTCCGTGAGAACTAAACTCGCCCGCTGGTTGCTGTCGTGTATCGAGGCGGAATGGAAAGCGGAAATGAAGGCGCAGATTGACAGTCATTTTACCGAATATCCAGAAGTCTTGCGGCATAAGATTCCGCACCGAGAGCCCAAGGAGTTCACCATGGAGAATCGGCAATAAGGAGCACCAATGTCAAAGACCAATACCCTCACATGGGCCAAAAATACCGAAGCGGACATGGCCGGCTATAACGTCTATCGGAAGCTGGGCGCAGCCCCCGTCAAAGGCGTCGATCCGAAACTGAATACGAGTCTCGTACCGAAAGATACAACCACATATGCGGATGTGGTGATGACCGATGGCGATTACTTCTATGAAGTCTCGGCGGTCGATACGGCGGGCAACGAATCGGCCTTCTCCGTGGCGGTGGATATTGTGGTGAATGTGGTCCCTCCACAAGCCCCCACTGGCCTGACTGTTGCGTAGGAGTGCGGGGCTTTCGAGGATGGGTATGCAAAAGGTTGCATTGGTGTCCATGAGACGAGTGCTGACGATATGTGCCCTCTTGCTGTTCGCGGATTCGGCAGGAGCAGCTACAACGTATTACGTCTCAACAGCTGGTTTTGACACGAACGCAGGGACACAGGCCCTGCCGTGGCGCAACCCCCAGAAGTGCGTGCTCGCGCCTGTCACGGCTGGCGATACCTGTCTCGTTGGGGATGGCATCTATACCGATCCGACGCCTGGGCCTGATAATACGTCAGGGGCTGATAACATCGTGATTCGTATTTCTGGATCGGCTGTCTCTGGGACAGCGTTGAGTCCCATCACGATCAAAAGCCTCAATCAATATGGAGCCAAACTCGTGGTCGGCGGCATCACCTGTACCGCGCCAGCCAGTTGTTCCAACGCCGGGATTCGCATTACAAAGACCGGCTATACCATTGACGGATTCGAGATATATCAGACGAGTGCGACCTCTATTGGCACAGGAGCTGGTAACTCAGGAATCTATATTGCTCAAGGAAGCAACATCATCCTCAAGAATAACAAGATCCATAATATTGGGCGATTGATTTGCTCCAATGCGGTATTTGGGATAACAGGTATATTTGTTGGGGCGCAAAATGCTTCACTGTCAACGATCACGCTTGACAGCAATATCATTTACACGATAGGCCGTCTACGCGGGGCCGCGGGGTTTCAGGAAAATGGCTGTGGACTCACAGCAGGCAATACTGGCAATGACAGCAATGATCACGGCATCTATGTGGATGCCTTTACGAACAGCATTACAGGCCTAACCATCTCACGCAACCTCTGCTATGACACGACACGCGGTTGGTGCATCCAGTTCTATAGCGGGTCGAGCAGTCCAGGCATCACCTCTCAAGTGCATGTGTGGAATAATACGTTTGCGGATGCCACGCCTGAAGCCAATCCTATCGGGCATATCACGCTCTCCTCGCCGCTTCAAACCGTGGACTTCAAGAACAATATTTTCTCTAACCCGAAGACGGCGCCGATTACATGGTCACAAAGCTCCTTCAGTTCACAATGTAGTGCGATCACCATTGATTATTCGCTGACGACGAGTGCTGATGCGGATATGTTCAATCCGACCCCCCCAGCCTGTGTCACACTGGGTATACATAATTTCTTAAATACCAGTCCTGGCTTTACGAATGCGGCGGGAGGCGATTATACCTTGGCCATAGGGAGCGCAGCGATCAATGCGGGGGTCAATGTTGGGCTCGGCGGCTGCATTCCCACAGGTGTGTGCGATATCGGAGCCTATGAATTTGACACGACCGGACTCACGGCGGCCTCATGCTCAGATGTGGATGTGCAAGCGAAGATTGATCTCGCAGTGTCGGGCGATACTGTGCGTATTCCAGCCTGTGGTCCCACGACCTGGACCAGTCCGGTCT